AACCCATTTAAACCCGATTGATAATACGAATTAGAGTCTACGCGAGGATTACGAATTGCCTGTGGGTCATACACAGGGTACATACCAAGCTGCAACTGTGGCTGATCAGGTTCCCAACATTCAGGACAAACAAGAATATTGACGTTCTTGGTTTTAATAACCAACGATTTTAGTTGCTTCAGCTTATAGCGAAAATTACACCTATCACATTGTGCAATTGCATATTTACCTGATGCAAACTGATTGGGCATCAGAAGCTCCCAGTGTTCCCCAAATACATCCGACGAGGAACAAAACGCACAGCAGCTTTCTCACGATCTTCACCAGCAGCATAGTCCCACTGCTCTTCATAAGCAGCTTTTAACATCTGGATGCGATCCGTGCCTTCAGGAATCTTTTGAGCAATGTAATACGCCAACCCTGCGGTAATGCAAGGCAAGAACCGGAACGGCATGTCAGGAGTCTGGATACCATCCCCTGCGTTTTGAATACGGCGCATGCGCCAATAAACTACTTGATAGTACGGGGAAGCTAGCGTCCCTTGGTCAGGGACAGGCCAAACTGTGAATTGGGGGTTGGCTTGTGCACTTGGAGAATAGCTGCTGGTCGCGGGGTAAGTAGCGCCGGAGTTGCGGCTGATGTAAATTTGTATCGGTCGTGCTTGAGCCAGCTTGTTTGGGATTGTGGCGTAGGTGGAGACACTAATCCGAGTAAGGGTGAGGTCAGCTTGTGTTGACGCATTACCAGCTCCTGTCCTTATAACGTGCTCAAGCAAGTCAATGGTGTCGTCCGGTAGATCGTACGTCGCAGTGCCTTGTACCAGATTCGTCGTGCCCTGCTCAATCGTCCACATATTGATGCCACGATTCGCCCACTCTATCGTCAAGAGGTTCATGGACCGACGAGCCGTACGCAAGTCATAGCCTGAGCGCATCTCGCGCCCAGCTCGCTCGAACGCTTCTTCAGCTATATCGACGAACTCAAGATTAAAGTCGGTTGAGCCACTCGTGGTCATCTGTATCTCGCAGTCTTAGCGGCAATTTTTGCCGGTTGTTTAACGAACTGCTTGCCTGCACTTTTTCCAGCTCGCTTTGCCTTAGTTGTTGCTGCGTATTCAGCAGGTGATAGTGCATTAATTGCCGCCGACGGGAGGTATCGTTCGCCAGTTTTGCTAGACGGTTTACCACTTTTTGTCCGCCATTTCTGGTCTCCCCAATCTTTCAGCGACTTTTGCGGGGCTTTCACTTCATCTTCTTCAATGTCTGCGCTAGCCTCGCTCGCTGCCCTAATTTACCGGGAGCTTTTGCCGCTTTGGCTAACTTAGCTGCGGGGATTGGTTTATCGCCTTTTACGCCAAGCGATTTACGCAAAGCTCCGGGTTTTTTGATTGCGGACTGAATCCACTTACCACTTTTAAACCCCTCAACACCGCGCCCTTTAAGTACGTCAGCGCGAGTTACTTTGCCATCATCGTTTAGATCAGGGAATGATTTAGTCACGATACCCTCCACCTGCTGCTTTGTACTTCTTAGCTACAAGTTGTGCCTTCCTCGCGGACCACTGCCCTGCCTTAGTGCCATGCGTTGCTGCGGCTTTAACTTGAGACACGATACGTTTCCGTAACTCAGGTTTGGTGTAATTACCTGCTGCATTAACTTTGCCACCTTCAGCATACTGATCAAAGTCAGTATCATCCCGCCGAGCTTTACGCTTAGCAGTAGGCATTTTTGAGGGCATGATCGCCCCCATCCCGCGAGATGCCATCATCTCAGCAGCTCCCGCCACCCATCATTTTCTTCTTAGTCATACCACCCTTCATATAGCCACCCTTAGCCATCTTGATCTGGGTGCCCTTGGTTTTACCTTTCACGGCAACACCATCACGGCTAGGGGCAGCAGTCTTAACAGCGCCCATCTTGCTTGGAGCTACACCGCCGCCCATTTTCATCTTTTTCATCACAGTTTCCTTTAAAAGTTAAATTATCTTTCCACGGGTTTTACCGCGTACACAACAACCATCAGCACGTTTAGAAGCTGAACCGACTTTACCGCCTTTTTTAGCTGTAAAGACATCAGTTTCTTCCATTTCAAACTCGGCCTTTTTTACGGGCTTAGGTTTAGGTTTTGGTGCAGGCTTTTTAGACTTATTTAAATCCGGCTCGTACTTGGATGTTTCCATGTCCGGGGGGCTAGGTACGTTTCTATTGGTTGACATTGTTGTCATCCTTTCTTAGCAAGCGCATCAATCTTTGCTTCAAGCCGCTCAAAGCCTGCATCAAAGCGTTCCATAATTCTTTCAAGGTCTGCACGAACTTCTGCACGAGTGATGTGATCACGAGCAATCTCCTCGCGGGTTCTGTTGAGCAAAATCTGAATACGCTTCTGCTCATCATGATTCATCTTAATCATGAACATGACCAATGCCACGAAAAAAGATGTGATTAGATTCCAAACCAGAGCACCCGTTTCCATTTAGCATTTCCATGCACGAAGACTTTTATTAATCCGACTGTTGGGGTCGTTAGCGGTTTTAGCTGAAGTCAGCTTCTTTTTCATGCCTTTCATCCGAGCACAAAAAGAATCCCGGCGAGACCCGCCTTCTGGTTGTGGAGGTTTCAACCCAGGCTTGCCGGGATTTGCAGCATTGTAGGAAGCACGGCCTTTAGCATTAAGACCGCCCTTTGGGTTTTTGCCTTCCTTCCGCTGCCAAGCAGGAGACTTAGCCATAGAACACCGTGACTTTGGCGTTGGACAGCGTTGCGTATGCGCTCGTTTCGCAGCGAACTCCCTGAGCAGGGATCACTACGTTAAAGGTTTCTCCGTTAGCCAGCGTGTTAATCGTAAACAGGGTTGTGCCGCTTGAACCCCCATCTTTGATAATCACGCTGCCAGTAGAACCCCCCGGCTCAATAACCAACCCGCGAACACGGGTTGGGTACGCGCTAATATCGCCAGAAACCGCTAGCGAAATCGCTTGAACGTCTGTTTGCATAGCCATAATTGGCCTCCGTCATTAGACGTTTTGCTGACCGGCGTAAGGATCGACAACGTAGTACGTTATATATCCAGTAATGGTTCCACTTGTAGCAGCAGAAGCACCAACACCAGCAGTCAGGTATGTAAACTCAGTAGCAGAAAGTACCAAGCCTAGGCTTGCACCCTTGGTGGCAGAAGCCAAGCTAACTGTCGTGCGTGCGTCCGAAGGAACTTCGTTAGCCAGACCAGCGGTTGTCGCAGTACCCGTTGTATACAGGGTAAAACCAAAATCAACCGTTGGGCTAGTACCGCCAGTAGAAGTGGTAGCTGTGATGTTGATCGTATCAACAACTGCACCAGCAGGAAGAATTACAGGGTTGGTGTTTGTCGCAGAAAGAGCAACGTTTGCAGAAGCGGCTGCAACGTTAGCAATATAAAATTGGGCAACCATAATACCGGTGCCGCAATATGCGGTGCGCGTTTGATCGCCACCGCCAGATCGCCAAATCGATTGGGTCGTTGAAACTGCCATGATAATTCCTTATGCACAAGTCGCTTGCTAATCGGTGCATCGTCTGCTGGGACAGTTTAGCAAGCTGGTTTCCCAGATAATGTGTTTGTATCAGGTTGTGGGGGTGGTGTCAATAAGCTTTGCACGGATCAACGCTAAATCGTTTTCAGTAGGCTTTGAATCGACCCCGCCATACTTAAAACTGTACCCCGCTAAACGCCCTTTTGATAGAGGTTTTCCAGAAACTAACGCACGATGAAGTGTTGGCATGGTCATCCCATAGTACTTAAGTGCGACTGTAAGACTTGGGAATAAAATCCCATCAGGCATTGCAAAAACAGTTTTGCTCATTTTTTCTCTCGCTTCCTCAGTATGTTTACGTCCTAGCCAGTGCATGTGGCTACGCCCTGCTTCAATATTTGCGCGGATCTTTAAACGCCCCTCTTCTGAAACTTTACGCCCCTCTGCCTTCGGTTTGTCGCGTTGTGCGTCACCAATTTTTTGTCTTGTTTCTTCAGAAAGGGTTTTACCGTAACGATAGTGATTTTGCCCTGCGGTAGGGGTTCTGTTCTGTCTAATCTTTAATCGTGCCTCTTCGGTATGTTTCTTACCGACACGCGGGTGGTTAAAGTAATCCGCAGCATAGAACTCTTTAAGAGTTGCAGAAATTTTTTCTTTTTGTTGCTCCGCCATCACTTTGCCAAAGTTTGGCGTAGTTTCTGGTGGAGCGTTACGCCAAGGCGCGTCCGCAGAATACCCAGAGTTATAGCACATAGGCTGACCAACATGTTGAAACAGATAAATATCTTCTATTTGTTGAAGAGACATAATTTCTGGAACAACCTCAACAACCACAAACTCAAACTTATCTTCACCGTATTTATTCCATGCCGCCTGCAAATGTTTGCAGTGGTGTCTGCTACCTCGAAGTAATTTACGGTGCTGCCTAAAGCGCACTTTTTTGTTTGTTGTACTGCCTACATAAAACTTATTGTTGACTACGTTGATAATTTTATAAATGACTTGTTCCATGTTCCCTCCGTTACAAAGCCATAACCGTAATGTACCGCAAGGAACCAACAATGTCAACAAACAAAGAAAAAGCCGCCTTGCGGCGGCTTCCAAACCAAGCTAAGTACTTGATTTTATTGGTATTAGGCTCCTTGGGAACCGTAGATACCTAACGGATCGCTCACTCCAAACGAATAACGCTCACGAGCCTTGTAGCGAACGTTGCCCGTATCAAAATCACCATCCATTGAATTTTGTAACGGTGTACGTACAAAATGCTTCAAGCCGTTAGGAACGTCGGTCGTAAGGAACCACGCGTTGGTATCGGTCAAGAAGTGATTGACCGTATAGCCTTCGGGAATCGAACCGTTGTTCTTCAGGGCGTTGATGTCGTTGTCGTTAGTACCGACACGAAGTTCGGTTTCCAACAGGCGGGTTGCCACGAACATCAAAGCAGGAGGAACGATAAGCTTGCGAGGCTTAGCAGCAATCAAAAGTCCACGTTCGTCAGTCCATGCAGCGATCTGAATCACTGCGTTTTCCAACGAGGTTTCGTTAAGATCCACGCCCGTAGCGGTCGTGTTGCTGTTGGTGCCACCAGAAACCAGCGGATGTGCTGTTGAGAACAAAGGCTGACCGTCACCATAAGTAACAGTAGAAGCAAACCCATTGTTCAGAACCGCAGCAGCTTTAACCTGCTTGGTGTACGCCATCGACCGTGCAAGGGCTTTCGTGTAACGAGCAGACAAGCTGTCGTACAAGTTATCCTCAATCGCTTCTTCAGTGATTGAAAAGCCGTATGCAATGGTTTCGTGCGTATAACGAGCGGTCCAAGCTTCTTGCGCGTTGTCATAAGCTATCGCGCTACCTTCGTTTTTAACCGGGGCAGCACTAAAGCCTGACAGCTTGGTTTCCTCTTCAAACGAACGCTCGGAACTCTCGGTTTCGTAGATTTCCTTGTGTTCTTCGCCATACTTCGCATACTCCAGACCGAACAATGCGTTCAAGCCGGGGAGAAGCTCTTTCAATAGTTGTGCGCGTGAAATAGCCATTTATATTCCCCTATTACAGTCCGGTTGGGTTGTAGTAGGCATGACCACCAAGGAAGGTAGAACCAGTAATGTTCGGCATATTGAACTTTACGATTGCTTCTGGGTAGTAGGTTGTGCCACTAACAACAAACGCCGTATCCGGCACCAAATCAACAATACGGATCGGCAAAGAAGCCGTTACGTCAGCGGAACTCAACAGGATAGCCTGCTGAGAATCGTTCGTCACGGTGTTGAGGGTGTTAGCCACCAATGCCGCGTTGTTATTGATGTTGGTATAGGTTAAACCAGTAGACGTAGAAACAACCGTCGTGCCGGTAACTACAGCAACTTGGAAAAGCTGATCTGGATCTTCACAGACGAATGCGGTGATAAAGGTGTTTGCCTTTACCGAAGTGCCGCTAATCCATGCTTGTGAGAAGGTCGGTTGACCCGTCACAGAAGAAACAAACTGACAGCCTAGAAATACACCTGCAAAGCCTGTTGCTGGAGCAGCAGTCGTCGAGGTCGATACTGCAATGGTACCGTCGTTAACAAAAATAACGGGGTCACCATAACCAATGCTAGAAGCACCGGATGCGATACGACGCTGACGGGTAGCTCCGGCAAAGACCTGACCACCGATCAAATTGATCGGCTTTAGCCCGTAGGGCTTGTCGATAGTCGGGTAAGCCATTTGGAATTACTCCTACGATTGTTGATTACCGCGTCCGAATGTCACCGACGATTTACGCTCTGAAAACAGAGGCATACGTGGATCGTTCTCGCGCATGAAGTTGCTATCAACAGAACGCATTTGAGCTTCAGCTTGTGCTTGATAGTAAGCATTACGCTGCTCAACAAATTCTGTCGGGGTTTTACACAACATCAACCCACCGACAACAACGTTGTCTTTAAATCGCTGGTTATCGTTATCCAAGTAACCAGAAATCTCAGGGTGATCTACTGCTTTGACAGGTTCCCAACCTTCGCGGAGTTTTGATGACACGTTACGTGGATCATTCTGACCCATCATGGACACACGAATCCATCGATATTTATACCCAGGTTCAGGTGCAGGGTCAGGCAGTAACGTGGGGGGTGCCCAGCTACGAGGACGCTCAACAGTTTCACGGGTATCAAGGTCGCGTTTAATTCGGTTATCAGCCATTTTGTGTCATTCCTTCCGCCACTTTCCGGGCATATAAATCAAGAGGTATCTTCAACTTCTTAGCAAGTGCAACCTGCGTTTGTGTCAGCGTGATTTTCTTCGGTGCAACGCTTCGACTTGCCGGTGCTACAACATTACTGCTCGTCCGTTTTGGTTTTTCCTCTGTTTTATCCTGCTCGTCAGGAAAGTTTTCGGGGAATACCTGTTTCAAACGAGCGTTTACACGCTCATAATATTCATCGCTACGGGGGTCAATCCCGGATTTGACCAATTTTTGATGCAGCCCAAGCGCAAAGCTGGTCATTTCTTCATCTTGCCCAAACCACTGATTTTTTTGCTGCCATGCAAGTGCTTTGGGATCTGAAGGCGCTGGAGCGGGTTCAGACGTGTTTTTTACAGGAGTTTCTTCCTGTTGTAAAGGGGCAGGCCGATAATTAGCAAGCCTTTCTACTTTTAATTTAGCGGAAACTAATGCTTCTTGTGCCGCTAAAATCTGATCAGCGTCGAAAGATTCGTACGCTTCTTTATAAGTTTTCTTTGCTTGATCAAGCTCTAAAGCCGCTGCTTTTTTAGCCTGCTCAACAAGCGCGTTTGTATTTTCAGTAACAGATCCTTTTAGCCGTTTATTTTCTTCAATAATCTGTTGTGCAAACTTAAGGGCTTCTTCTTTTTCTCGAAGTGCTGCTTCTTTAGCCCGTCGCTCATCGTGGTAGCCGTGCGACAGTTTCTTAATACGTTTTTGTACGCCTTCATCGTATTTAGCTAAATCATCGTCAGTAACTTCGCTAACAGGCTCTTCAAGCGGTTTGCGCCCTTTGTCAGGTTCTGGCGTGTCATCCACTACCTCAATTTCAAACTCAACGCTATCGTCCGCGCCTGCCTTATTCTCAGGTTCTTTCTCGTCGGGAAACTTAAATTCAGTTTTATCCATAGTTCACCTCACGCACGTTGAATACCACGGGGGTCTTCGACCACCGCTTCAACGGAATCATCGTTAATAATCCGAAACTCTCGATCATGGATTTTGAGTCTGGTGCCTGTATTTGCACGGGTAATAATGAAATCCCCCGGCTTACACCACGGGCCTGTGGGAAAACGGTTGGGGTCACCATAGGCCATATCACCAAGAGCAACAACAAAAAGCACGTTGCTTAATAACTCTTCATACTTAACCGTACTATCGGCTTTAATAATCCCGCTATCAAACTTATTCTCGATATTGGGTAAAGTGCAGAGGATCTTATACCCTTTAACCTGCGGCACTTGTCTAGCTTTTTCCTGCGCTTCTTCGATGACAGCTTGAGCTGTTTCAGTCATTTTCAAATTCCTCATACCGTTGCACAAGGTCTTGGACCTCCATCCTTGCACGGCGCAGACCTTGGATAACGCCACACAAATACTTATATTCAGCAAAGTCTTTACAGCTAGCATCACTCATTGATGCCGCCGTTTCTTTCTCACGTTCGGTCAGTTTGTTAAATAAGTGATCCAACATTCCACGCTCATTAGACATATTCACCACCAATAATCAGGACAGTTAGCATTTTTTAACCACGTTTTTGCAGGCATAAAACACCCGCAGTCTTTACAAGTCTTAACCATTGAGCGCAGCTTTGGGCAAGTTTTACAGACTGCGTAACGGGCATCTCTAATATCTTTTGAAATCAGTATGTACCCGTTACTTTTCAGCCCATCAGGATCAACCTCGTCGCTGTGCTCTTGATTTTTCTGCAATGTCGAGTCCATCTTTTACCAGTTGTGCTTGTATGCGATCCCGTTCAATATTCAAACGCTCTTGCTGAATCTGTGCATCCGTTGCATCTTTCTGTGCTTTGCGCTGGACTTCAGACGCTTTAATCTTCAAATCTTCCTGCTGCATCTGAATCAGTGGGTCTTGAGCCATCTGCTGCGCCTGCTGTTGCTGTGCTTGAGCCGTGTGAATCTGTAACAACTGCTGCGACGCTTGCGCCACAAACCGAGACATCGCTACTTCTTCTTCCTCAGACATCTCCATATCTGGCGGTGGTAGCGCTATACCTATCCGCTCCTCAATCTGTCTGCGATACGCAAA